GAGGCCCTGGTCAACTTGCTTTTCTTGCCACCGTCCACAAAGGCTTCCTTCCACTGGGCATAGGTCATGTCCGCCGGGACCTCATAGAGTTCATCCTCTCCATCCCTGGCCAGGCGCTTCCCGGCCCACTTTGCGTCAATGGCGGGAGCCGTGGTCCCCCGGCAGTTGGGATGGTAGGGCGGCACTGTGACCCCCGGTTCGTACTGGGATAGGGGGATGATCTTTCCATCCATATCCCCGCATATCTCACAGGTCCGGCCGTCCAGTGTTTCAATGATCTCCACCTGTTCCACGTCCAAGTCTTGATAGGCTTGCCTGCTGGCCACGGCGTTGAAGTAGGTCGTCTCCGTGTGGACCAAGCGGGCGGCTTTATAACGATGGACCCCGAAGGTCTTCTGGATGGCTGCGATGGTCTTGGCCGGGGCGTCTCCCCGCAGAAGGCCCTGGGTCAGGCGCTTGCTGACCTCCCCGACCAGTGCCTCTTTGTTGGTCCAGCACCGGTCCTGAAATGTCCTGTGGTCTGTAGACCAGGGCTTGGTCAGCAGAGCGTCTAACTTGCGTGGGTCCAGGGTGGCGATGTCCCAACCTGCCCCAAGGCCCTTCTGAACCTCAAAGGCTGTGTGGGTGTAGCCCTCTCCCACGACCTTCCGCAGAAGCTCATCTACTTCATCCACCTGGTTCCCATAGAGCAGCTCTATCTGTTGCTGGATCTGCAACTCGATTGCTTCCAAACGGGAGATATGGAACCGAGCGGAGGCGTTGGCCAGCTTTTTCTGCCAGGCTGGGTCCAAGCCCGCCTGTTTCCCGACCTTCACATACTGCTCCACAGACCAACGAAATTCCTCCATCTCCGCCGCCGTGAGCCGTTTCTTGGCTTCGGCCAGGGTCAGCTGATTGTCACGGGCGAAGCGAGCATACCAGCTCTCGATCTCCTGCCGGACTTCCCGCTGCGTCTCCTGATAAAGGTCCTCCAAGGCCCGGACGCTCTCGTCGGCGTTCTTGTGGGCGCTGGCTTCCAGTAGAGCGCTGCGCTGCCGCCAATAGGCTGCGTCTCTCATGTGCCCTCACCGCCGCCAAAGGCCCCGGTGTACTCCGGTGCCCGTGCCATGGCCTCGTCCTGCTCTTTTCGCAGGCGGGCCAGCTCCAGGTCTACGTCGGACACCCAGGGGTGCTGCTCCACGATCGTCTCGTTGGACAGGATACCCAGGGACTTAGAGCAGTTGTCGATGGACTCACTCTCGTTGATGAGGATGTCCCGGTTGAAGACGATCTGTAGATCCTCCCCCGAAAAATCCCCTAAGCCCCTGTTGCTGAAATCCTGATTGATGAACCACAGCAAATCTTCAAAAGCCGCCTGGAACTCCGTCTCCATGCCGTTGGCGTCTAGGTCGATGTCAGAATACATGGACTGAATGTTCATCTGGTTTGGATTCCCAGAGAGGCGGTCGTCTTTGGCGTCGTAGCCGCGGGCGTTCTCGATGAGCGACTGCTTGAGCAGCTTTAAGATACTCTGGTAGTTGTCTGCGTTGACCTCTACTTGCAGCGTCTCCACTCCGCCGTCGCTGCGGACCTTGACGGCCCCGTAGGTCGCCAAGTTGTGCCGGAACTGGCCCAGGTTCTCCCCGTCGTAGTTTTTCAGGATGAGGATGGTGTTCCGGGTGTCCTCCTGCATGTTGTCGGCAAAGTCCGAGAGCATGGTGTTGATCCCATCCTGCAAGGTCTTGACCCGGCAGAGCAAGGGAACCTCCTGCTTGTTGTACTTAAAGGGGATGAGTGGGATGATGAGTGGGATGCGGGTCCAGTTAAATTCCTGGGTCTGCCCTCCCATGTCCACGGCGAAGTAATTCTCATGCTCCCCCAGCTCTACGTCCGGGATGAGCTGGCCGTGCTGGAAGAGATACCGCCACAGGCCGTCGTCCTTGAACAGTTCCACCCGCTCCACGATCTCCTTTGTGTAGCCGTTCCAGACCTCCTGAGTGTAGTAGCGCAAGGCACATTCCAGCGTCGTGTGGTCGTCGTCGGCCCAGAAGGGCAGGATGTCATAGGCTGGGAAATGCTGAAAGGCCAGCTGACCCTCCCGGTCATAATAGGGGTAGAGCCAGCCCAAGCCGCCGTTCAGGGCGTCCTCGCAGACGTATTTCAGCAGCCGCCCGAAGCGGCGGCCAAACACCTTGCCCAGCTGGGCCGTGTAAGTCTTGTTCCGACAGTTCAGCGTGATAGGCTTGCCCACCAGATAGTTTGTCTTCTGGTCTACCATCAGAGCGTACTGATTGTCCACGATCCGGTTGTTGGGTAGGTTGTCCACCGTCTGCAATTTCCCGTCGGTCCCGATGACCGTCCGCTGGCGGCGCAGGATGTCCTGTTGCCCGCGATAGTAGCGCTCGCCCTGGAGCTGTTCTTTCCGTCGGGGGCTATCCCGCCAGTCCTGCAGCTCTGCCGCGAAGAATTGCAGTTCACTCAAGCCTCGCCGTTTTCCCTGTAGGATCAGGCGGCCCACCCGTTCTGTCTCTGTGATGATCCCGCTCATGTTTCTCCCTCCTTTCTGTCTTATTCAAACGAAAACGCCGGCCCCACCAGCACGTCCTCCAGCGCGTAGCGCATGGCGTCCATGAGATGGTTGAAGGCGTCAATGGGGCGGTTCAGTTTGCCCCCGAATTTGTCCTCGGCCCAGGTGTAATTGGAGATCTCTGTGAGGAAGTTCACACACCTGGGGTGGATGACGATGCGATAATCCTGAATATACTGGATGCCGTTGTTGATGCTGTCCCGCCCCTTCCGGGCGGGCGTGATACGGTACAGCCCCAGCTCCCGCAGCTCGTCGATGCTCTTCGGCTCGGCGCAGTCGGCCCGGATGCGCTCTTTGGCGTAGCCCATGGCCGTCACCCGGTCACAAATGGCCCGGTTGCTTAGGGCCTTCTCATAGAGTTCATCAAAGACCCAGATGGTCTTCTTCTCCTGGCTGACCAGCCCACAGAACAGGGCCGTCGGGTCGTTGGTGTAACCGAAGTCCAGGCCGAAGGCGCTGACTACATCGGGCTTTTTGGCGATGGCTGCCGTCTCGAAGGCTTCCTCTTTCCAGTTCTCAAAAACCAAGCCCTCCACGATACCCCAGCCGCCCAGGCCGGCCACCTGATACCGACGGGGGTTATTCTCCCGCATCGTCTCAAACACTTTCAGGTCAGCCTGGTCCAGCCACTCGTTACACAGGTAGTTCGTGGTCAGGGCCAGAATATCCGGGTCCGGCGGGGCGTCGAAGAAGCGGGCTTTCAGCCAGTGCTTCTCGTTCCAGGGGTTGAAGGTCAGGGTGATCTGCTTGAACAGCCCCGTCTCCTTGGGGATGCCCCCTCGAATGGATTCGTCCAGCATGTCAAAGGCCCGTTCGTCCATGATCTCATAGGCTTCCTCGATCCAGCACCAGCACAAATAGCCATTCTCCACCGTGATGGACGTGACCTTCAGCGGGTCATCCAGGCCCCGGAAATAGATTTTCTGGCCCGTGGGCAGATAGGTCATTTCGAGGGGGCTTTCCCGGATGCCCCACCAGGCATCTACGCCCAGCCGGTGGATGGCCCATTTCAGTTCTGTAAAGCAAGAATCTTTCAGGGTCCGAAAAACTTTTCGTACCACCAGCGTATTGGCCTGGGGATACTGCATCATGCGGGTGATGAGGTTCAAAGCCGTGGTCTTGGACTTCTTCGAGGCACGGGAGCCTTTCACTACTCGGTACCGGCCCCGGAACCGCCAGAAGGCCCCGTAGCCCTTGCCAATGACCTCCGGCAAGTGGATGATATTAGTCTTCGACCTCATCATCCCCCGCCAAGATCACCGGCACCACGCCGTCCAGCCCCAGCTTTTCCGTAAACAGGCCATAGCGCTTGCCGATGAGTTCCGCCGCTTTCAGCCGGTCCTTCGCACTCACGTCCTTGGCCACCAGCGCCTGTATGCCATCGCCCTGGAGCAGAGGGATTTCCTCCGTCTGCTCTCCCCGCATCACAGCGGTCAGGTAACGCATCACTTCGTCGGCAGTGGCGATCCGGTCGCTCTGGATCTTCGCCAGTTCCCGGTCAATCTCCGCCTTGATAGCTGGTTTCGTCAAGTTCTCGTTGCCGATGCATCGTGCCGTCTTCTCACTGTATCCTGCTCGCCGGGCAGCAGCCGTGGCGTTCAGGTCGATCAGGTATTCCTGGACAAACCGTTTTTGCTTTTTGGTCAGCTCCGCCACGTTACCACCTCCCCGCTGCGGGCAAAAAGAATCCGGGCGACGCCAAGCCAAAGCCCAGCGCCGTCCGGGGAAAAGAGGAAAAACCTATCTCTAAAAAAATCACAATACCAGTATACCACCCCGCCCCGTGCCATTGTGTGCCATCCTGGGGGCCTAATGGGGCATATCTCAGAAAAGCCGGAGGCATATTGTTATCCCTCGCCCGGCTCCCTGAGCGCCTCCAGCGCTTTGGCGTGGATGCGGTGGACCTGCCGCCAACTGTATGACATGTCTACACAGACCTCTTCCCAGCTCAGACCGTGGATGTAGCGCAGGCGCAGCAGCACGCGCTCGGTGGGCGGCAGAGTGTCAATGCCCGTCTCGATAGCCTGGAGTTCTTTCGCGATTTCGGCCAGTTTTGCATGATACAGGTCAATCAGCTCCAGGTGTTTGGCTGCCAGGTCCTCCAGGGCGTTGCCACCAGACGGCCCGGTTGGCGTGTGTTTGATTTTCTGGATTTTAGGGTGCAGCAGCGTAGCCTCGATGGTCTCAATCTGCTGCTCCAGGGTCTTTTTCTCTTGCAGCAGGGTCCGGTATCCTCTCAGGCGTTCCTTGGTCATGTTACGTCCCCCTCTTCTCGGTACTTTTTCAAGCGGGCCTTAACTGCTTCCAGTAAGGCATCCTGCCTACTGGCCTTTCCATCCAGCACCCGCATAACGTCTTCGTCGATGGTGCCCTCAGCAACCAGATGCGTGATGGTAACACACTCACCCGTTACGCCTTGTCGGTAGATACGGGCGTTTGCCTGCTGATATAGCTCCAATGACCAGGTCAACCCGAACCATACGATATGGTTTCCCCCTGCCTGTAAGTTCAGGCCGTGACCGGCCCCGGCGGGGTGCGCCAACAAAATTGGGACCTCACCGCGATTCCATGCGTCGATCTCTCTGCTTCCTTCCAGCTTACGGGCCTGCGGGAAGTGCTGTCTGATACGTTCCAAATCGTGCTGGTAGGCATAGAACAACAGGACCGGCCGGCCATTGGCCGCTTCAATGATGTCCCCCAGTGCATCCAATTTAGCCTCATGGATGATATGTGTTTCCCCGTTCTCGTCAT